AAAGCTCCTGTGCCTTTAGTTGTTGCGCCTATATTGGACGAATCAATTGTCTTATTTGTAAGACTTTCAGATCCAGCTAAAGTAGCAAGAGTTCCAGTTGTTGGAAGAGTTACGGACGTTGTTCCAGTTGAAGTGAAAGTTACCGCATTAGCACCCGACGTTGTTAGGTTACCGCCAAGGGTAATTGTCTTACCAGTGTTTGCAACACCAGTACCACCGTATTGACCAGTGACAACTGTACCGTTCCAGGTACCAGTTGCAATAGTTCCTACAGTTGTAATGCTATCATCGCCAGTATACGTTCCACCAGCCACTGCAGCAAGCGTAGCGTTGTAGGCCTGTACGTCGGTGCCAATTGCCAATCCAAGAGCCGTACGAGCGTCTCCAGCACTTGTAGAGCCGGTTCCACCGTTAGCTATGGCTATTGCCGTACCATTCCATACGCCAGTTGCTATTGTGCCAACTGAGGTAAGGCTTGATGCGGTTACTCCTGAACCAAGGGTTGATCCAGAAAGTACAGAAGTTCCTGCGATTAACAATGACTTTCCAGTTAGAAGGTTCATATTCTCAGATGAAGTCCATGCGTCAGTTGCGTCAATCCAGTTAAAGGTCTTGTCTGTTGCGCCCTTAAGGGTAAGACCACCACCATCAGCACCTGCGTCTGTTGGACTTGCGACTGAACCAAGCTCGATATTCTTATCGTCAACCGTGATTGTAGTTGAGTTAATTGTAGTTGTTGTACCGTTAACTGTTAAGTCACCTGAAAGGGTAAGAGATGTACCAGTAGCAGCACCAATGTTTGGCGTTACAAGTGTTGGCGTATTAGCAAATACAAGTGCTCCAGTACCAGTTTCATCCGATATAATTCCAGCAAGTTCTGATGAAGAAGTGGCTGCAAAATCCGAAAGCTTATTGTTAGTAAGAGCTACTGTACCAGTTGCATCTGGAAGTGTGATTGTTCTATCTGCGGTTGGATCTGTGACAGCAAGTGTTGTCTCATGGGCATCAGCTGTTGCACCTTCAAAAACCACCGAACCATCATTAAATACTGCTCCAGTAATTACTGGACTAGTAAGTGTCTTGTTAGTGAGAGTTTGAGTATCAGTTGTTCCAACAACATTTCCAGTAACACCATGCACTGAGGTTGTAGCTGATGAGTGAGTAGTAATGTCAGAAGTAAGTGCTACGGTACCTGTTGCATCTGGCAGAGTAATCGTGCGGTCTGCGGTTGGATCTGTGACAGCAAGAGTTGTTTCATGGGCATCAGCTGTTGCACCTTCAAATAATATACTTCCACTATTAAGTGTAAGTCCTGCAAATGTTACGCTTGCAGAGGTTGCTACATCTTGACCAATAGACAATGAGTGAGTTGTTCCCTCACCGGTTGTTGCTGCAGAAGAAGTAACACCAGTTCCACCAGTTATTGTTGCTACATAGTTCCCTGAAGTATTTGTTCCAAGCGCAATTTCTATAGTCGTTGAACCAGCTGCGGTCAAACGACCTTGGGCATCAACTGTAAAAGTTCCAACCGCTGAGGCAGAACCAAATGAACCAGCTGTTACACTAGTATTGTCAAGGTTAATGGTAACTGTATCTGTTGCAGAGGCCGTTGAACTTAGGCCAACTCCACCAGAAACTGTAAAAGTGTCTCCACTTGAAATTGTTTGGCTACTTCCAGCATCTCCAGCAAATGTTAATCCAGAAAATCCACTAACTGCACCAACTGCTGAATCTACATATGCAGTCGTTGCTACTGCTGTAGAGTTGTTGTTAGCTGTTTTTGTTGTTGCGGTTGCAGAAGAACCAAGAGCTACAGTGCCTGAGAATGTTTTGTTGCCAGTGATTGTCTGTGAACCAGAAAGGCCTACATAGGCACCTGATCCACCAATAGCTTCGACTGTTGTTGCTGTGCCACCTGCACCAGCTGCACCTTTACCGTAGTAAAGAACGTCATCAACTTCATTATATGCAAGTTCTGCATTGGCGAGTGATCCTGGTGCACCAGCGGCACCTGACGCTCTTCTTTTAATCCTGATTGTATTAGCCATTTTAGAAATTTCCCCCATCGGTTAGATTAGTTTCAGCATAGTTGGCCCACTTTGAGCCGTTGTATCGCAAGACATTGCCTGCTGCAACAGAAGTAATAGTAACGTCATTTAGTCCGCTTAAAGCTTCTGATGCAGCAATTCTGTCTTTAACTGTTAAGTAAGATCCTGCTGGAAGTACTCCCAATACAGTCTGAACTGCTTCTATAGCATCGTTAACGTTTGCATGCTGTAGATGGTGTGGAACTGTTCCAGAATTTAAAGTATCTGTTGCTGCGGGATTCTGTAAAACGTCTAAAGAATTTGGATAATTTGTAGCCATTTTAAACCTTTATAAAGAGATAATTTTAGTTGAATCATTACTCCACGCTATAGTAATGTTCAGTACTGTATTAATACCTGCAAAAGGTATTCCTGTTGCAGTATCTATGTGTGCTATTAGTCTTGATGTGGCGTCTGATCCAGTGTCTACATAGAGTATGACTGCTTTAAAAGCAGCTCCTGAATAGTCAGTTATAGTTAGGTCGTCTGCGTCTAGGACGCCTAGTAGATTTTGCACGTTTGCTAATGCAGTTGACCTAGCCTTTATAGCAGAGGATGAGATGTCTGAAACAAATTGGTGTGTGTTTTGAGAGAAAGTGTAAGTGCTGTCTACAAGAAGTATTTTTAAAGATTGAGAAGAAACATTTATTTGACCATTTAATAATGATTGTTTAGCTTTTCCATATACTAGATTAGCCATTATTATATGCCAATATCTTTTGAAACTATAATTCTATATTTATAATCATTTTCAAAATAAGTAACTCCAGCAGCAAAATAAGAAGGTGTCGCCTGCATCGAGGGAAAGTCAACGTAGACTTCTGGTTTCCAAGAATGAGTAGATATTTCTGGCTCTAGGTTTTCCCATCTAGATGGAGTTCTTTGTATTCTTTTTCTTTGTATCTTAAAATAGTTTCTATTCAAAAAGTTTGATGCTGGTCTAGCATTAAAGTTTATGACAACTCTTCCATTGTTGTAATCATTATCTAAGTAAAAGTCTCCGTTTTGAGGATCAATTGACTTAATGTAGAAGTTAGGATTCTTAGCAATTACGTGCATACTTGTGTATGCATCTGCTCTAATTGAATGGTCTTCAATTAAGATCTCTTGTATTTCAGGCACTCTGATAGAAGAGAACGATGATGGTGTTGCATCATCTGTTTTTGTAAATAAAACTTGCTCTTCATCAATTAGCTCATTAGCTGCATCAAGAAAACCTGACACTCTAATAATATAACTTGTATTTGGAGCTAATTGCTTATCCCAGTATAAAATTAATGATCTTGATATTTGATTATAATCAGTTATTGTATTAATAGTCTGAAAAGGTCCACTTATAACACTTGGTGTTGCAGAGTCTGTCTGTACAGTAAAATTTTGATTGACTAGACTTGATATCTTTATCGTTCTACCAAATTTTAGAACAACGGTATTTAAATCTACCTGTGCGTATTCGAGCAGGTTTAATGCCACAATATTCTCCTTAACCCACAATTCTTATAATAAACTAGTAACGCTTAAACCATACAAAAACAACAGGGGGTGGCCATAAAGCCCCCCCCTGTCGCTAGAGTAATCGTAACTATAACTACCCTAAGATTTGCGTGCTATTAAAGCTGGTTGAAAACCTGAACTTCATAGTTACGTGCAAGGTTGATGTTCTTAGCAACGGTAATACCTTCACCGTCACCGAGCATCACGATGTCGTAGCGCTCTTTCATCTTCATTTGACGAATGTCACGACTTGGATCATCGAACTGATCTGTTGTCATTTCATCCTTAACAAGGAGTGTTCCCACTTCGTTGCGGTCAATCAAGAAAAGGTCAGACTTAGCTGGTGTTGCGCCACTCTTAGCTGTGAAGCTTACGAATGGTGAAACTATAACGTTGAGACCCATTGGGGCTGTAGCGTTAAGAGCTGCATCTGGACCCTGAGGACGGTATCCCCAGCTTGTGTTAACTGCAGAAGCTGCGCCACCCATGTGGAAAATAGCGTCCTTCAAGAAGACAGACCACATCAAAGGATGTAGAATGAAGTCTGTTGGTACGTGCTTTTCTGCCATGAGCACTGCTGCCATGTCAACGACGTCATCCCAGCGAATGGTATTGTTGGCTGCGCCGTTGATACCAAGACCGGTTGTGTCGTCATAGGAACCGCTTGCGTTGTCGAATACAACAGTAGCTGCATCCTTAAAACGGCTAAGTGCGATTTGCTCTTTCAAGCGAGCCATTGCACGACCTGCTGCTCTCACATGCAAGCCTACGATGTCCCAAAGTGAGTCAGCGATGACTTCCTCGGTGAATGAAAGCTTGACACCCTTTTTGGATACCTTACCCTCAATCTGCTTTGCGAAGGCTAATGCCTGCTCTGGATACTCTTGTCCTTCTGGGATCTCTGCTGCTTGAATAGCGTTGACTGCTGGGAACTCCAAGGAGCGTCCCTTTCCAAGGCGGACTACTGAAAGAAGTGGCGTTACCAACAATTGTGGCTCAGCTGCTTCTCTAAGGGTACGAGAGATAACTTTAGGGAAAAGTGCAGCAGCGTCAGCTGAAGCAAAAGCTTCCTTAATAGTTACTCTGTTATCTTCATCAATATGTCCGTCTTCGGCCAGCGCGGCTTCCCAAGCTGGGAGACCCGAGAGGAGCTCTTGGATTGTTTTACTCATCTTAGGATTTTCCTCCTGTTATCTTTCTTCTTTGTTAAT